AACAAGGTGATGGTGCTATGAACCTTTGGAGTTTAGAAGGTGGATACAATAACTATCTAGCAACTGCACCTGGTGGAACTGCTACAGGTTTTGGTTGTAGCCTTATGATAATAGATGACTTAATCAAAAATGCAGAAGAAGCTTACAATGCTAATGTTTTAAATAAACATTGGGGATGGTATGCACAAACAATGCTTTCAAGATTAGAAGAAGGTGGAAAGATAATAATTATAATGACTCGTTGGGTTAGCGGAGACCTAGCTGGTAGAGCTATAGAGCACTATAAAGAAGAAGGAAAAAAAGTGAAACATATCAAAATGAAAGCTGTTCAAGATGATAAAGGTACCATGCTTTGTGATGAAATATTAAGTTATAAATCTTATTTATCAAAAGCTAAAGCTATGGGACCTGAAATTGCTTCTGCCAACTATCAACAAGAGCCAATAGACCTTAAAGGTAGATTGTATGGAGAGTTTAAAACTTATGTAGATTTACCAAAAGAAAAGATTGTTAAAATATCCTCTTACTGCGATACAGCAGACACAGGAGATGATTTTTTATGTAATATCATTTATGCAGATTGCAAGGATAGTGCTTATATATTAGATGTTATCTATACTAAAGAAGCTATGGAAATAACAGAACCTATGGTTGCAGAAGCATATAAAAAGTTTAATGTAAATATTGCAGATATAGAAAGCAATAATGGTGGAAGAGCATTTGCAAGAAATGTTGAGAGAATAACAAGAGATAAAGGAAATTATAAAACAGTTATTAAATGGTTCTATCAATCTGGAAATAAAATAGCAAGGATATTATCAAATAGTGCTTGGGTTAATGCAAATATCTATATGCCAGTTGATTGGAAAAATAAATGGCCAGAATTTGCAAAGGATATTATTTCTTATCAAAAGGAAGGAAAAAATAAGCATGATGATGGACCAGATGCTTTAACTGGTGTTGCTGAAAAGGTAATAAATAGAAATGAAGTAAGAACAATAGATAGAAATATCTTAGGAATAAGATAAGAGAGGAGGATTAATGACTGTAGAAGATTTAAAAGAAGCTCTTGAAGCGTTTATAAAAAATGAATTACCAGAGCTACAAAAAATGGAAGATTATTACAGCGGAAAACATAATATTTTAAGTAAGAAAGATAGAAGTGATAAGAAAAAAGATACTAAGTTAATTAATAATTATCCTGAGTATATTACAACTATTGCAACAGCTTATTTCTTAGGTAAACCAATCTCTTATGCTTTGCAAGATGATAAATTCAAGAAAGATTTTGAAAAATTATCTGAATATTTAGCTACAGAAGAAGAGCAACAAGAAAATTTTGAACATGCATCTAATTTAAGCGTGTTCGGAAAGTCTTATGAACTTTGGTATAAAAATGTAGACAATACTATTGGAAATGTAGTTGTAGACCCAAGAGATTGTTTTATTTTGAGAGATGACACAGTAAAAAAAGAAATAACTGCAGCTGTTAGATGGGATAAAACCAAAAATAAAGAAGATAAATGGATTTATACATTAGAAGTTTATGACAGCACAAGTGTTACAACTTATGAATTTCTATCTGATAGTGATAAAAAAGAAGTTCCAACTGTAAAGGGAGAAACTAAGCTACATGGTTTTAATCAGGTCCCAATTATTGAATTTTTAAACAATAAAAGAGCTAATGGAGATTTTAAAAATGTAATTTCTTTGATAGACGGCTACAATGAAGCCACTTCAACTGCTATTGATGATATGAAAGATTTTACAGATGCTTTCTTAGTTTTAGTCAATATGGGTGGAACTACTGATGAAGAAATAGAAAGAATGAACAAAAACAAAGTTATGCTTGTCAATGAGCAAGGAGATGCTAAATGGCTTGTTAAACAAGTTAATGATAGCTATGCTCAAAATAACAAAAATAGGTTAAACCAAGATATACATAAATTTTCTATGATACCAGACATGCAAGATAAAGAGTTCAGTGGGAACAGTTCAGGAGTTGCACTTGGATATAAGTTATTAGCATTAGAACAGTTAGCAGCACAAAAGGAAATGTATTTCAAAAAAGCAATTAATCAAAGATTGCAACTTATGATAGATTTCTATAATTTAAAAATTAGTCCAAAGGATATTCAAAAAGTATTTACTAGAAATGTTCCTAAAAATCTTGTTGAAGCAGCAGATACAGCTCAGAAATTACAAGGAATAGTATCGCATGAAACTATCTTATCTATTTTGCCATTTATAGAAGATGCAAAAGTTGAACTTGAAAAAATAAAAGCAGAAGAAGATATCAATGCAGAAAAAGATATGAATACCCCAATTGGAGTTGGCACTAATGGCTCAAAAGAATAGAGATTATTGGGAAGAAAGGCAAGTTAAAAGAGAAGCTAAGGCATTTACTACTATACAAGATATTGAAAAAGAATATAAGATTGCACTTGAAAAGGCTAAGCAAAATATAAATAAAGAACTTAGTAGAATAGGTACAACTTATATGAAAGATAACAATTTAAGTTATCATGATGCTTTGAAACTTTTAAAAGGTGATGAATATAAAGTTTGGAAAAAAGATTTACATGATTACCTGAAAGAGTATAACAAACTTTTAAAGACAGCTCCTCTGGAAGCTAAAAAACTTTATTTAGAAATAGAAACCTTAGCTGCTAGAAGTCGTATGAGCCATTTAGATAGTCTTAAAGCACAAATAGATATGGAAATGGTAAAACTTATCTTTAGAGTTGAAGATAGTGCTAAGAATGCTTTAACATCAATTTATAGAGATACTTATACAGAAGTTACAAAAGATTTAGGCATTAATGCTATTGTGAGCAGAGATAAAATAAAAACAGTCTTAGATAGACCTTGGAGTGGAGCAAACTTTTCTGAAAGGCTTTGGACTAATACAGATAAATTGGCACAAACAGTAAAGCAAGAAATAGTAAATGGAATGATACAAGGTATCAACTTACAAACTATGGCTAAAAGAGTTTCTGAAAGGTTTGAAACAGCTAAAAAGAACGATGTTGAAAGACTTTTAAGAACAGAAGTTAATTATACTTTAAATCAAGCTACTTTGGATGGATATAAAGAAGCTGGCATAGAAAAATATGAGTTTAGTGCTACACTAGACAGCAGGACCAGTCAAATTTGTTCGGAGTTACATGGTGAAGTATTTGAGATTAAAAAGATTGCAGTTGGGCTTAATTATCCACCAATGCATCCTAGATGCAGAAGTACAACAATACCGATTATTGATTATGAAAGTTTAATCAAGCAAGGTAGGGAAGAAATTGGAGAAAAAGATACTGAAAATAATGATAAAGAAGAATTGACAAATACTGAAAATAGGAGTATAAATGAATTTAAAGAAGCAAGTTCAATAAAAGAAGCTAATGAATTTGCTGAAAAATTAGGACTAAGAGCCGATTATACAGGGATAGATATAAGATGTGCTAATGAATGGAATAAAGGTTTGTATGATATGAAAGAAAAATTCCCTGAAGTAGTTGAAAATATAAAATTTATAGGTTCTACTCAAATTAGAAATAAATTAATTCTTCAGGAAATTGAAAATGATTTAAGAAAAGCAGGATTTTCAAAAGAAGCTATTACAGATTCTTTAGAATATGCAAAAAGAGAGTATAAGATTATTATAAACAAAAATGCAATGGCAGTTTCATTATTCATAGATAAAGATAATAAAGATCCTGTAAATATGATAAAGGCAAAATATCAAGGAATAACTATGAATAGTTTACACTTTAAAAATTATGAAGAAGTAACAGAATCTCTTAAAATGCAAGTTAACGGAAAATGGCATCCTGTTGGTTGCAACACCGTAAAAGCTGTTTTTGATCATGAATTTGGACATCAGTTGGATAGTTTTTTAGGAATAAGAAATAAAAAAGAAATGATAGAAATATTAGAGGAAAATAAAAAAGAAAAAGGAAAATTTTTATCAGAATATTCTATTTTTAATAAATTAGATGAAATTAATATAAAAGAAACTATAGCTGAAGGATGGAGCGAATACTGTAATAATTCTAACCCAAGAGAATTATCTCAAAGAGTGGGTAAACTAATAGAAAGAGAATATAATATTTATAAAAAGGGAAGTGAGTAGATATGTTTGTAGATTTACCTAAAAAAATAATTGAAGCAAAAGAGAAAGGTTATATTAACAGCAGACTTGAAATAATAGTAGATACTCCACCTCAATGGGTTTTGGATGAATTGGATAAATTTTTTAAAGATTTTAAAGAAACTATGGAAAGTGAAGGTTATTTTAATAATTAGAATAAAAACTAAGAGCACTTAGCTAAAAACTAGGTGCTTTTTTTATTGTGAGAAAGGAGGTACTGTGAAGCATTTACTGACAATTATTCAAGCAGGATTAATATTAGGTAAAATATTTGGTTGGATAAATTATAAATGGGCTATTATTCTATTACCATTGATAATTTATTTTGGGATATTAATAATATCTTTTATCAT